GACGGACAAACATTAAACCTCGCAATCGCCTTGCCCAAAAGGGGCACCAAAACCAAACCAGTCGGCAAGCGCCAAAAGAAACGAGACAAGAAATTCAGACCCTCAACCGTGCTAGAAACGGAAACCTTAACTACCATGCAAGCAAGCTTGCTAATATAACGGTACTGGCGAGCCAGCACCTTAGTAGTCAGATTCGTTTGCACAGAAATAAGGCCGTCATCACCAAGAACCAACGCCCGGGCCTGAAGCCTAAGACTATCAACGAAGGCCCTCATAATGGTCGCATTCCACATAGAGTTGCGGAACGTGGTTGACTGCGCCCCGGTGGCCAGCTGATTAGTAATTCTCACTCTGACACCATAGGTGTAATTCGTTGCCGAAAAACACCTGGCCTGGAGTAAGAACGCTGTAACCCAACGGGGCGCTCCAAAATGAAGGAGCCAACGGATTTCGAACATACCCACATCCATGACTTGGCTGGAGTCATTCGATGTGAAATCTGCGCTTATGAATTTGCTATCACAACCGCCTGTGCGATCCACGAACTCGCACATTTGGTCAGTAGTCTTCTTATACGCTCCCATTAAAACCAGCGGGGAAGATTGGCTCCGGTCCATGCAGCTGAACATGCGCCGAGTGCACTCCTGCATGATCGGTCCAAGGAGAACATTGTGTAGGTCGCTGGACTTGTAAATAATCCGTGGGGCCCACGACTGGTCGTGTCGCTTAATAAGGGCCTCCGCCTTGACAAAAATCTCCTTGTCGCTGAATTGTCTGCTGGTGATCGAATCCACCAGCCCACTAACCTTTTCCTGCCTGATGCGCTTGCCGGGTTCGAACTGCTCATTCCAAACTCTAAACAGCTGAGGTGACCACTCAATTGGCGCCATCGGGGCGGGGCACAAAGAGAGCAACAGCGAAGAGTTAGCAATATCAAGACTCCTATCCACTCTGGAACCGGAATAGTAGTTGCAGCGTTTATCGACGGCAGCCAGCAACGAGCTGAACGACTTCTCAGGAACAACTGGAACATGTTCAGAGAGTATGGGACCGTACAGGTCGTCAACTAGCTTGGCATCATGCAAAGCCCTAGATTTTGGGTGACTTAGTTTAAATGGCACGACGGTATGGGTCAAAGTGCGTGTTGGTCTTGTTCTTGCACGTCTCTGATGATAATGAGTGACGGGTGAAGTAGATGGTAAAGACTGACTAGTGTGTGTATGTGTATACGTAATGAATGTGTGTGTGTGTAAGTAAAAGGGGAGAAAGAGAGAATTGTACATAGTTTGAGCGAGCTAGTGTTTGTGTGGCCCAACTTTTTTGTATTGCAAATTTCCACACAAATACACACATGTT